AGCCGCAACGCCTTATGGATTTCACTGGGGACATTGTTCCTCTCCGATCACGCAACATCCACGAGGACACATGTAAGAAGTTCAACGTTCGCTACGACCCTGACAGTCAAAGCCTTCGCTTTCCTTACTATTCTCAGGCTGGTCAGCTGACATCTTTCAAGAGTCGCAGCACAGACAAAGAGTTTAAATGGACAGGTCGTAATGAAGACCACACCCTATTTGGTCAACAACTATGGGGTAGTGGTAAATCCCTTGTAATTACCGAGGGTGAACTCGATTGTCTTAGTGTCTTTCAGGTTCGCCAGAGCTGGCCTGTTGTCTCCCTACCAAATGGAGCAGCTGGTGCCCGCAAGGCCCTTCAACATCAATTGAAATGGGTCCTGGGGTTTGATGAAATCATCCTTCTCTTTGACAATGATGAAGCTGGACAACAAGCGGCACAAGACTGTGCAAGTTTGTTTCCACACGATAAACTATTCATTGCTACCACCTCCCCTTACAAGGATGCTAATGAAGCAGTAATTGCCAAAGACTATGATGCCATCAGACAGGCACTCTGGAATAAGAAACAGTACGCTCCGAAGACAGTCATCGACGGACGTGACCTTTTCGACCTGGCAACCCGTCCCCTTCATGGTAGGGACGCTGATTGGCCTTTCAATGCTCTTGATTCCATTACTGGTGGTCTTAGAAAAGGAGAACTGGTCACGGTTACCGCAGGCTCAGGCGTGGGAAAATCAACCGTCTGTGGTGAGGTAGCCCAGAAACTGATTGATCAAGGTCACAGCGTCGGCTACATTGCTCTGGAGGAAAACCTTCAGCGCACAGCCCTTCGCTTGATGTCCGTCAAAGCAAACAAACCTTTGCATCTCAACAATGAATTACCTGAAGAGGATCTCAAGGCTGCGTTCGATGCCTCCCTGGGAACTGGCAGGGTGTATTTGCGAGATGGTTTTGGTTCTGTGGACCCTGATGCAATTCTGTCCGACTGTCGATTCATGGCTCTTGCCAAAGAAGTTGGCTGGATCATCCTCGATCACCTCTCCATTCTCATGTCTGGAAATGAGTCTCACGATGAGCGTAAGTTGATTGACCTTACCATGACTAAGCTTCGTTCTTTTGTGGAAGAAACTGGTATTGGTATGATTCTCATCAGCCACCTCAAACGGCCAGCCAATGACAAGGGACACGAAGATGGAGCACAGGTCAGCCTCGGTCATCTTCGAGGCAGTCACAGTATTGTTCAATTGTCTGATATGGTGATTGCACTTGAGCGTAACCTTTCGTCTGGTCAGAACTATTCCAACATTCGAGTGTTAAAGAACCGATTCAATGGACAGACCGGCCCTGCTGGTACCATTGCGTTTGATTCTACAACAGGACGAATGAAAGAGGATCTCACTGCTGCTTTCAATGACAAATCCAAAGCTTCCACACCTGATGACTACACCGACTTCTGAGCATCAACATGTTGTATGTGCCTGCGGTTCTGACGCCTTTTTCTTTTCAGACATGGACCCTAGTGGTTACTTCTGCAAAGAGTGCGGCCGTCCAGATGCTATTACGCAAGCAACCCTCGACCGTGAGGAGCCAGGCGCATGGTCTTAAGACTTCTCTTTGATATTGAAACCAACGGCCTTCCTCGTCAAGGCATGACTCATCTTCATTGTTTGGTCGTTAAAGATCTAGACAACGGAGACACCTATCGGTTCAATGACACGGGTTCTGCCGATTCAATCACCAATGGCGTCAACCTCCTCGCCTCAGCAGATGTTCTTGTTGGCCACAATATTGTGGGCTTCGACATTCCTGCTATCAAAGAAGTTTACCCGTTCTTTCAAACAAAGGCAGAGACGTTCGATACGTTAATCCTGAGTAGGATGTTCTTTCCGGACATTCTAAGCAGGGACTATCGGATGAAGCCTATTGGAATGCCAGGTAAGCTTTATGGGCGTCACTCCTTGGAGTCCTGGGGCTATCGTCTTGGGGAATACAAGGGTGAGTTTGGTAAGACAACTGACTGGTCCGAATGGTCCCAAGAAATGGAGGACTATTGTGAGCAGGATGTTCATGTCAGCGTGAAATTATTTGAGTTGTTCTCCTCTAAGCTGAACAAGTTCAATGATTCCATTCGCCTTGAACATGACGTGGCTGCGATCATGGCTCTTCAAGAAACAGCTGGTTGGCCATTTGATGTCAAGAAGGCGCAGCAGTTGGAGTCCGTTCTCAGAACAGAAATGGACGAACTTGCTGATAAGATGCGGGCTACCTTTGCTTATGTAGATGGTGGGCAGATGACCCCTAAGCGTCCTAACGCGACACGTGGGTACATCAAAGACGCGCCATTTACAAAGCTAAAGGAGTTCAACCCAACCAGCAGAGATCACATCGGCTGGGCCTTCATGACATGGAGGGGGTGGAAACCTGAGGTATTCACCGACACCGGACGACCTAAGATCGATGAAGGCATTCTACAATCCATCGGAACAATGGAGGCCGATACATTTGGACGGATCTTGGAACTTCAAAAAGCTCTGGGTCAACTCAGTGACGGAGCCAATGCGTGGCTTAAGATGGTTACCAAGGATGGTCGCATACACCATACCTGCCAACTGGCCACGAACACAGGACGGAATGCCCACAGTCGTCCTAACCTTGGCCAAACTTCCTCTGATCCTCGTTGCCGCGAGTTGTTTGGCCCTGGCAAAGGTATGCGTCAGGTTGGTGCTGATGCTTCTGGACTTGAGCTGCGTATGCTTGGCCACTACCTTGCTTTTTATGACGGAGGTGCCTTCGCAGATGTTGTTGTTAATGGAGACATTCATCAACAGAATGCTGATCGAGTTGGTTGCTCCAGAAAGGATGTCAAAACACTGATCTATGCATTTATCTACGGCGCATCTGATCGCAAGATCGGAGTATCTCTGGATAAGTCCCTCGATGAGAAGAAAGCTGCTGCGCTTGGTAAAGACATTCGTAAGAAGTTTCTTGAAGCTATTCCTGGTCTTGATCAGCTTCTCACAGCCGTCAACAAACGAGCAGATTCCGATGTTCTGAAGGGTCTTGATGGTCGTCCTATCCGTCTTCAGGGTAAGAGACACGCAGCCCTTAACTATCTTCTTCAATCCGCTGGAGCAATTGTTTGTAAGCGATGGAATGCCATTGCCTTCCAACAAACACAACAACTTGGATGGGTTTGGGGCATTGATTACCAATGGCTTGGCTGGATCCATGACGAAATACAACTCGCTGTTCAACCGCACCTAGTCAATGACGCCAAATTCCAACTCGAATGGTCGATCGTCCAAGCGGGCGAGTACTACAAACTCAGGGTTCCCCTTGCCTCAGAAGCAAAGGAAGGATCATCCTGGGCAGACTGTCACTGACACCCACCTCCGCATCGATGCTGATTTCTATGCCTACCGTGCCTGTCAATCTGCTGAAACTGAACTTGACTGGGGTGATGACCTCATTACAATCGCTAGTAACTTCAAACAAGTTCTGGAAATCTTTGAAGGGGAAATCAAGCTTCTTCAAAAGCGTTTCGACACCAACTACGTCACCCTCTACTTCTCCGACAGCAAAAACTTCCGTAAGGATGTATGTCCCGACTACAAGGGCAAGCGCACTAAACGCAAGCCTGTGGGGTACAAGCGACTCCTAGAGTGGTGTGCTCAAAATTACAAGGTAGTTCGATATCCAAACTTGGAGGCTGACGATGCTCTTGGACTGGAGTGCCATCTTGATCCAAGTAACTTTGTGCTTGTCAGCCCAGACAAGGATATGAAGCAGATCGCCTGCCGCCTGTTTAACGGTACAGATGAGGTCAACGTGACCCCTGAGGAGGCCAACTACTGGTTCTGGACACAATGTCTCACAGGGGACCCCGTAGATGGCTACAAGGGCGTTCCTGGTATTGGAGCCAAGGGTGCTGAGAAGATCCTTGACAAGGCTGAGGATCCATGGGATGCCATTGTGGCTTCTTATGAAAAGGCTGGCCTCACATACGATGAAGCCCTCAAGAATGCTCGTCTTGCTCGGATCCTCCGGCCTGGTGAGTATAACTCCACCACCAAGGAACCAATTCTATGGACCCCTCCGCAATCCTCATTGGATTAGACATCGGCCTTGTGCTGACAATTATCTATGTCCTTGATCGGAACGTTTTCCATGCCGTTGACCTCATCCTCAGAGGAATTCCCGTCTGGATCGCACTACGATACAATCAAACAGTTCTTGGAATCCGACTTCGACTCGACAGAACAAGAGGACCAGTTGGTAAGCTCTGGAACGAGTACTGCCTCTGGCAAATCCGAAACAACCCAGCCTACAAAGAATTCTTCAATGAGCAAGTACAGTCCGAGCCACTACCAACGGGGGAAGATTGAGGTTTGGGATTTCATTGTTGACCAAGACCTTGATTATCTTTCTGGTAACTGTATAAAGTACATTTGCCGTGCTGGCCACAAAAGCTACGAGTCCGAAATGGATGACTGGCTTAAGGTAAAGGCCTATGTAGATCGCAAGATCAAAGCCATCTCTGAGTCTCGCAAAGCCATCTCTGAGTCTCGCAACTAATGCACAACGCTTCGCTGCTCCAACAGGCCATCACCTTCCGACAGGCGATGGATCAACCACTCAACACCCCCGACGAAACTGTTTACGAACTCCAATTTAAGTTGATTGAGGAGGAGTACCACGAGCTGAGGGACGCCTTTGAAACAGAACTGGATGGCGTCACAAAGGAAGAACAGCTCAAAGAACTTGCTGATCTGGTCTTTGTCTGCTACCAATATGCTGCTGCTCGTGGCTGGAACCTAGACGTGGCCATGCGGCGCGTGTTTGAAAGCAATATGTCAAAGCTGGTCGATGGAAAGCCCCTCCGCCGAGCAGATGGTAAAGTACTCAAGGGCCCGAACTACCAACCTCCTATTCTCGACGATCTCATCTGACACCAATGTCTTCCACCCCTAACCTCATTGCTCGCACCGGCCGTGTCCAAAACTGGATCGATAACCCAGAGTCCCGCCTCCCAGTCAGCTGTACGGTCTTCGTTGTGGAAGACACTATGGAAGGGCCTGAGGGAATTGAAGCTTCCTGGCGTTTCGTCTCCCATGCTCTTCGTAATGGAGCTGGCGTTGCTGTTCACCTTAGTAAGCTCCGTCCTCGTGGGAATGAAAACGGAAAAGGACTTACAGCATCTGGCCCCGTCTCCTTTGCCCGAATCTACTCTGCCCTTAATGAAACCCTGAGGCGTGGAGGTGTTTATAAAAATGGGGCTGTGGTTTGTCACCTAGACTATACGCACCCTGATGCTATTGAATTCATTACTGCTTCCCGTTCAGATCTTTCCTGGGTTAAGCGGTGTCTCAATGTAGACCAGAACTTCCTTAAGTATGCTTCTGATGAGCTGATTGAAGCAACCCTTGACGGCATTAAGAAGGGTGACCTCTGGCTCAATAAGATCCGCCACGATTCAAACGGCAACCGCATCTATGGAAATGTCTGCCTTGAAGTTTATTTGCCTAGCCGGGGCACTTGTCTACTCCAGCATGTTAATCTGGGTGCTTGTAAGCTTGAAGATCTTACCCCTGCTTTCGTAGAGGGTATGAGCAGTCTGATCGAACTTCACTCTAAGACTGGTGTTGGTGATACCGGTGAGTACCTTGCCCCTGAAATTGATCGTCAGGTTGGCCTTGGTGTTCTTGGTCTTGCTAACTTTCTGTGTCAGAACAAGGTGACTTACAAGGAGTTTGGTCTTGCTTTAGATCAATACTTTAACCATAACTTGCAGCATACTTTGGCATATCTCCTGGTCTCTGAACTTGCTAAGTCGATTGAAATCGCAGCACAAATCGCACGAGCTGCAAACATGTCCCGTGCCTTTGCGATCGCGCCTACGGCTTCCTGCTCTTACAGCAACGTCGATCTTCGTGGGTTTACTACTGCCCCCGAGCTGGCCCCTCCTATCTCTCGTCATGTCGATCGTGATAGTGGGACATTTGGAGTCCAGTCTTATGACTACCCGCCCGACATCGAGATCGCTGCTGAAGTAGGTTGGGAAGATTACAATCGTGTGGTGGATGGTATTGTTCGTCTGTTCCAAAGCACCATGCTCTTCCACGGCTATTCATACAACAGCTGGAGTGATGTGGTCACATATGACGACATGTTCCTGTATGAGTGGCTTAACTCGCCACAAACGAGTCTTTACTATGCTCTTCAGGTGATGCCTGATACGCAAGCCAAGGATGATGCCCTCGCGGCTCTTGATGAAGACTTCCGTGATCTCTTTGGGTTCGATCAAGACATCGATCCTGACTGTGGCTGTCCACTTCCTAAACCAGAAAACAACGAACCCTGCATTCCTTGCGGAGAATAATGAACACAACTCTCAGTCCATATGATCAAGTAATTAGCCGCAAGCGCAAGTGGACTCCGGTAGCAGTTCAAAAGGGTAACCTCGTGGATGGTTCTGAGGAATCAATCTACCGAGCCCTGGCTCTCCGTCACCTTGAACTTCCGGTTGCTGAGTTCCTTAAGCAAGGCCTGGAAAAGGAACTGCCAACAACTGCTGGTGTTATTGAAGCTCTTCAATCTAATATCCTTGATGAAGAACGTCACGACCAAGCCTTTGAATATGTAGTGGCTGCTCACGGTTCAGACCACAAAGCTGAAACCGAAGGCCGTCACATCCTTAAGGCGTGGATGGAAGCACCAGAGCATCCAATTTTAAAGGCCGCTATCCTTGAACGCAGTGTCTTCTTCGTCCTCCTCCCCTTCTACCGATTCAACGGAGACATCGGAATCCGCACAACCGCAGCAGACGTTTCCAGGGACGAGCAGACCCATGTGGCAATCCACTCGATGGTCTGTTCAGAACTGGGCCTCAAGTCCACACCAAGCCTCAATCGCCTACGTAGAGCGACTGTGGGATGGGTAGTGGATGGATTGTCTGCCAGTTCAAACAAGTACCTTGACAAGGACTTCTGGCTGAGCCAATCTGACTCCCTTTATGAACGCGGTAAAGCTCCTGGCCTTGCCGATACCCAACGTGCTCGAATGCCAGCATTTTTCGAGGCAGCGAACACCGACCTTCCGCAATATGGCTAGTCCCTTTCTTGAAGAAGAAACGTTGCCCCTGACCCGCGTGGTTGGGGGTAATGTTGATTTGGATCGGCTTATTCAGGAACTGGATTCCATGTATCCTGACACATATCCTGACCACAACATCACCGATAGAGATCTAGCCTTTCGTGCTGGAGCAATCTCCATTATTCGTTACCTTAAATTAAAAAAGGAAATCTAATCATGTGTGCAGGCAATGCAGGCCGCAAAGCGCATCACGCTCAAGAACAGGCCAGGCGTGAATTCGCAGCACAGGCTGCTCAGCAACAGCAAATGTTTGAGCAGGAAGCTCAAATGCTTCGTACCCAAATGGAGCAGAACAAACCAGTTCCTCCTCCGGTAACTATTAACGAAGAGGCTGCTCGTGTAGTTTCAAAACGTAGCAAGCGAGCCGCTCAACGTCAAGGTGCCATGGGTGCTGCTTCTCTTCGTATTCCTACTGCCGGTATTTCTACTGGTGGTGGAGCTGGAACTCCTTCTGCTACTGCTGGCAGCTCTGTTAAACTTAATATTGGTTGATCATGGAAAATCAGTCCGCCGCGTCTCGCTACGCAAGGCTAGCCAGTGATCGGACGATCTTCCTTGATACTGCCAGGGATTGTGCCGAACTGAGCCTGCCCTATCTCCTGACTAGAACAGGAGTTGTCAATGGTCAGAAACTTACCACCCCCTGGCAGTCGATGGGCGCCAAGGGTGTTAATGTAATGGCCTCGAAGCTTATGTTGAGTCTGTTCCCTGTGAACACGACTTTCTTTAAGCTTCAGATCAATGATGGCAAATTGGCTTCGGACCCAAATCTTGACGCTAAGATCAGATCTGAGATCGACTTGAGCCTCTCCAAAATGGAGCGGGTTGTCATGCAAAACATCGCTGAATCACAGGATCGTGTGATCCTCCACCAGGCGATGAAGCACTTGATTGTAACCGGGAATGTCCTGGTATACATGGGTTCAAAAGGGGTAAAGATTTATCCTCTCGACCGTTATGTGGTCGTACGAGATGGAGAAGGTCAACCCACTGAGATTGTTACGGTTGAATCTATCAATCGTCAATTCCTTCCAAAGGAGTTTCAAAAGTCCAGTCAAAACATTAATCGTGTAGGCGACAATACCTCCACACCTTCTGTTGATGTAACCGTTGGTGAGGATGAGGTTGCTGTTTATACGTGGGCTAAGCTACAGGATGGTCAATGGCGTTGGCGTCAAGAAGCCGATGATATGATCATTCCCGATTCAATGGGTAAGGCTCCAAAGACAACAACTCCTTGGCTGCCCTTGCGCTTTAATGTTGTTGATGGAGAAGATTACGGTCGTGGCCGAATCGAAGAATACCTTGGAGATCTTAAGTCTCTTGAAGGGCTTATGCAAGCAATGGTGGAAGGTTCCGCTGCTGCTGCTAAGGTGGTCTTTCTGGTATCTCCTTCTGCTACCATTAAGCCTTCTGTTTTGGCGAAGGCAGGAAATGGTGCAATCATTCAAGGACGTGCTGAAGATGTAACTGCTGTTCAAGTTCAAAAGCAGGCAGACTTTGCTTCGGCATTTCAAATGATTACCTCTCTGACACAACGGTTGTCAGAAGCATTTCTTATTCTTTCTGTTCGTCAGAGCGAAAGAACAACCGCTGAAGAAATTCGCGCTACCCAACAGGAACTCAATGAACAGTTGGGTGGAATCTATGGTAATCTTACCTCTGAACTTCTGCGTCCCTATCTTCAACGTAAGCTCTTCCTGCTTCAACGTTCTGGAGACCTGCCGAAACTTCCCAAGGGTATAGTATTCCCAACCGTAATTGCCGGCCTTGATGGCATTGGCCGTGGTCAAGATAGGGAATCTCTGATGATGTTCCTGTCTACCGTGGCTCAAAGTCTTGGTCCAGAGATGGTGATGAAGTATATTCATCCTGATGAAGCAATCAAGCGCCTTGCAGCAAGTCAAGGTATCGATCCACTTAAGCTGATCAAGACTCCTGATGAGCAGGCAGCTGATGTTCAAGCGCAGCAGTCGCAAGCAATGCAAGCGTCGCTGATGAACCAGGCCGGTGATCTTGCCAAGGCTCCTATATTGGATCCATCCAAAAACCCAGAAGCACTAGATTCTATTCGTAATGTCGCAGCAAACTTCCAAGAAGGAAACGTCTCCCTCCCAACCGTCCCCGCAGCCGGAACTTGAAGAGGAACTTCAGGAACTAAATCCTGAGGACTTTGAACTTCCTGATTCTATTGAGCTGACTACTCGTAACAAGTATGCGGGTAAGCCTAAGGTTCGTGCCAATACTTCCCGGCCTAAGGTTGGAAGCCATGGACCTAAGATTACCCAACCCACCTTTGGCACCGTTCGCGGTGAGTACAACTGATCCACAACCAAGCCACCATGCCTGAAATTACGTTTGATTCCACTGACGACCTTGACCTTACTGAGGCCCGTCAAACCAACGAAGCACGACTCCTTGAACTTGGAGAAAAGCTTCAAAACGAAGAGGATGCTCGTGAGCAGCGCAAATACGATCAGGCCCGAGAGGATGCTGAGTCGGAGCTGCGGTATGCTGGTAAATTCAAGTCTGCTGAAGATCTTGAAAAGGCATACAAAGAGCTGGAGAAAAAGCTAGGCCAGAAAGAAGAAACTACTCAGGAAGAGGGTGAAGATACTCAGGAAGTGGGTGAAGAGGAGGAAGAAATTGCCGAGTCTGAAGAAGTTCAGGTCATCCTGAAGGCGTCGGAAGAATACTACTCCAACGACAACCAGCTCAGCCCTGAGACCCTCCAGAAGCTCAAGGAACTGCCCTCTGAAAAGCTGGTAGAGGCTTACCTGGAACTCCAGAAGAACGCCCCTCCTGTGGCTCCTAAGGCCCTTTCTGATGCTGATGCGCAGGACATTGTTAAGTCGGTTGGCGGTGAAGAGGTCTATGGTCAAACCCTGGCCTGGGCCTCTGAGAACCTTTCTCCTGCTGAGGTTGCTGCCTACGATAATGTCGTGAACAGTGGCAACAAAGATGCTATCTTCTTTGCTGTTCAAGCACTCAACCAACGGTACAAAGATGCTGTTGGCTTTGAAGGACAGCAGGTGTCCGGTAAGGCCGTACGTAATAACGTAAAAGGTTTCCGTTCACAAGCCGAATTGGCACGGGCCATCTCTGATCCTCGCTATCGGAATGACCCTGCCTATCGCATGGACATCGAAACAAAGCTGGCTGCAAGCGGCGATCTACTTTAACTGATCGTGGGGACTGCAATGTCCCCCTGCCAATTGAGGATGGCAAA